GCTCAGAACAACACGTTTGTCGACAGCAGCACCAACAACTTCACGATCACACGCACAGGTACGCCTACGCAGGGCAGCTTCAGTCCTTATGGGGATTTGTGGAGTAACAACTTCAACGGAAGCACAGACAGGCTAGGAATTTCGCACAATACTGCGCTTGACCTTTCCACAGGTTCTTGGACGATTGAAGGGTGGATGTACGTCACAAGCGGCACATATTACCGAACAATGGTGGCAAAGCGGGTGGCTTCTGGCGCCACTTGTGAATGGGAATTCGGCGTTTCAAACTCCAATACGCTTTATTTTTACAGGACAGGAACAGCCGTTAACGGTTCAACTACTGTCCCGTCAAACACTTGGGTTCATGCCGCAGTTACTTATGATGGAACAAACCTTCGTATGTTCCAAAACGGAACTGTTGTTTACACTCAATCAGGACTGACAGCAGCTAGTGGTACTAACAACGTAACTGTTGGAAACTATGGAGCAAGTGGGGATCAACCTTGGTTTGGCTCGATCAGCAACCTGCGAGTCGTCAAAGGCACAGCCCTCTACACATCCGCATTCACACCATCCACAACACCTCTAACGGCTGTCTCTGGCACATCGTTGCTGACCTGCCAAAGCAATCGCTTCCGTGACAACAGCAGCAACAACTTTGCTATTACCGTGACAGGCACTCCGTCTGTGCAGCGGTTCAGCCCGTTTGATCCTGCTGCCAGTTACTCTGCTGCGACTTATGGCGGGAGTGGGTATTTCAACGGTAGCACGGACTATTTAACTTCGTCTGGCAGTACCGCGACCGCTGTAAGCACAGGTGATTTTTGCGTTGAGCTTTTTACTTTTTACACATCGTATCCTGCTCAATACACCACCATTTTTTCAACCAAGCCTTCAAACCTGAACACCGCAACAGGATATGGTATTGGCGTCGAAAACGTGGGTAATATTTACAACTATTCAAACGCTTACATCACCAAATCTGCCAATAGCGTGTTTCAGCTTAACGTATGGAATCACGTTGTTTTTACCCGAAGTGGTACAACTGCCCGTTTGTTTTTGAACGGCGTTTTGGTCGCAACCGGAACCAACAGCCAAGACTTTAGCAATCAAGCATTTTCAATCGGCTCACACGGCAACGGCGTTGAGAAGATGGCTGGCTATGTGTCCAACGTCAGAATGGTCAAAGGTTCCATACCAACTGCCTATCAGACGTCCAGCACTACGGTGGGCGCTGTTATTTTCATACCCCCCACAGCACCAGTCACAGCCATCACAGGCACATCCCTACTGCTGAACTGTACCAACGCTGGCATCTACGATGCTGCTACGTTGAATGATCTGGTGACTGTGGGTGATGCCAAAGTGTCCACTGCTCAGGCTAAGTTTGGCAGTAGCTCGATGGCGTTTGATGGGACTGGGGATTACTTGAGTACGCCAACATCGCCAAGTATGAATTTTGGTACAGGCGACTTTACTGTTGAAGCGTGGGTGTACCCAACTGCACTATCATCTGATTGGTTCATTAGTAGTGCTTCTGGCTCTGGTGGCTTTTTCTTTGGATTTTCGTCAACTACGATTGTTGGATATGGATGGGGACGAGCTGGTGTTGCATGGGATTATCGTGTCGCATCAACTGCTACTGCAAATACTTGGCAGCACGTTGCTGTTACCAGAAGCGGCACAAGCATGAGATTATTTGTCAATGGTGTTCAACAAGGAACAACTCAAACAATCTCCACTGCGTACAACATGGGAGCAACCAGCACAACTATTGGAAGCCAAGGTGCAAACTACTATTTGAATGGCTATCTTGACGATCTCCGAGTCACCAAAGGCTACGCTCGTTACACTGCCAACTTCACAACACCAACAGCACCATTCCCAACGAGGTAACAAATGCTAATTGCAAAAATTGAAAACGGCGCTGTGGTCAATGTCGCAGATCACACCGCACTGCTGCCCGACACATCATTTGGCGCTGGTGGGCCTACACTTGCGCAGATCCAGGAACTTGGATTCGCGCAGGTGACGTTGTGGAAGCCTTATTTCCACGCATTCGAAAAGCTGGTTTCTTGCTCGCCGTACATTGAAGACGGCATGGTTTACTGCGTGACTGTTGAGCCCTTGACAGCAGAGGAAATTCAAGCGCAAGACGATGCCATTGCATCTCAGGCCAGATCCGAACGAAACCAAAAATTGACTGAATCCGACTGGACGCAGATCATTGACGCCAATCTGGATGAATCTGCGAAAATTCAGTGGCGCGAATACCGCCAGGCGCTTAGGGATTTGACCGGCCAAGTCGGATTCCCCCATGAAATCGTTTGGCCGACTAAGCCAGGCGCATCCGATCAACTCACAGGCATGGACACAATCAATGGCATTTGATCTTTTTAAACGATTCCGACCAGCCCCCGCGCTGGAGTTGAAGTCCGTCAGTTTGCCAGAGTTGTTGCTCACGATGAGCCGCACCGCGCCGCAATTCCAAAAGTGGGACACCGAAGTCGCCATTGAGCAAGGCCTCAAGGCATCGGCCATCTTTTATGCCTGCGTCAACCGCCGCGCCCAGTCCGTTGGACAGATCCCGTGGGTCGCAAAGAAAAAGCAACGCGATGGCACGATGATCGAAGCGCCAGACTCGCCACTGCAAAAGCTGATCGACAATCCGAACCCAGACTTCGCATGGGCCGAGATGACCGAACTGATGAGCCAGCACATTGACCTGGCCGGAAACTCTTACTGGTCGATCATCCGCGCAGGCAACGCCAACGCACCAGTGGAAGTCTGGCCAGTGCTGCCCCAAGGCGTCAAGATCCAGCCAGGCAAAACCCGCCTCGTTGAGTTGTACCGCTACCAATACGGCGGCGTGACCAAAGACATCCAAGCGCAGGACATGGTGCACGTGAAGACGGTCAACCCCAACGACTTTTTGTTTGGCCTGCCGACGATCCAAGCCGCTGGTCGCGCCGTTGACGTTGACCGCGAGGCAAGCCAATGGCAACTCAACTCAATGCACAACCGAGGGATCAGCGATTACGCCATCGTCATTGACCCGGAGACGACCGCCGAGCAAATGAGCCGTCTGCGCGAGTTGCACAAGGAAAAGCAAGCGAGCAGCAACAACGCCCGCGCACCTTTCTTCACGACCCGCGACATTAAGACGCTGAACCAGTCCGCCGTCGAGTTGGACTTTGTGAATAGCCGCATGAAAGTCTGGGACGAAATCTGCTCGGCCATGGGCGTGCCGCCAGTCATGGTCGGCATCATGGAAAACGCCACGCTGGCTAACATCGAGACAGCCCGTAAGATTTTCTGGGCCGACACGATTACGCCTTTGCTGCGCATGATCCGCTCGCAGCTTAACGGCCAACTGGCCGCACAGTTTGGCCCAGAGTGGTACATCGACTACGACCTGGGCGGCGTTGAGGCCTTGCGCGAGGACTACTCCAAAAAGCTGGACGAGGCCAAAAAGCTGTTCGACATGGGCGTGCCATTCAACGTAATTAGCGAGTTGCTGAAACTTGGCGTTGAACCCATTGAGGGTGGAGACATCGGCTATCTGCAAGGCGGACTGCTGCCCGCCGGGTTTACCGCGGCTCAAGACAATCTGCAACTGTCCGGCTTGTCGCCCGAGTTGCTGAAAGCCATGGCCTACGGCAAAGAATGAGCGCCATCAACCCATCAAACAAGCAACGCCAGCGGGCCATGGATGACGCCATCCAGTCACGCATGAGCGCCAAGTTTGAAAACCGCCTGCGCATTGAGCTTGCCAAGACCGTGCGCCAGGTGGCCGATGCCTACGAGAAGCGCGGCGAGCTTGCCATCTCGCAAGCCATTGACGATCGAAAACTGTCCACCGCTCAGGCATTTGCGACCAATTACCGCACGGTGGCCGCATTTTTTGGAAAGCGTTTGCTCAAAGAGGCCAAGTCACACCCAGGCGCAGAAGTGACCAAGGCTGGCATCATGGACATCTTCAACGACGCGCTGGAAATGTTCATCACCGAATGGGTGGCCCGCCGTGTCACGCAGATCGACCGCACGACAGAAAACCAGATCCGCACTGTCATCCGAAATGGCCAAGCCGAGGGTTTGAGCGTGCCTGAGATCGGCAAGAACATCCGCGACTACGCCGCGCCCATGTCGGCGACCCGCGCCAACATCATTGCCCGCACTGAGACGCACACGGCCGCGAACTACGGCGCACAGGAAGCCGCGCAACTGACCGGCCTGAAGATGCGCAAAGAGTGGGTGTCGGCGCAAGACGAGCGCACCAGGACAAGCCCTCCCGACGAGTTCGACCATGCCGAGGCCGATGGCCAGGTGGTGGACATGAACGAGGCATTTACCGTTAGTGGCGAGCAACTGATGTTCCCAGGCGACCCGGGCGCAAGCGCAGGCAACCTCATCAACTGCCGATGCGCCGTGGTCTATTTGACCGATTAAATTTGACACCCCAACGCCCAATGCGATAATCCGCAAAAGTGAGGACTGATATGGAATTCAAAAGCCTGAAATTTGACGAGACGCTTATCAACACGGGCGAGCGCACGTTTGAGGGCTACGCTGCGTCTTACGGCAATGTGGACAGCGATGGTGACATCATCGAGCCAGGCGCTTTCACCAAGTCCATCAATGAGGGTTTTCCTGCGAACCGCATCAAGGTTTTGTGGCAGCACGAACCCGATGAGCCGATTGGTCGCCCCATTGAGATGCGCGAGGACTCCAAAGGTCTTTACGTCAAGGCACGCCTGAGCAATGTCGAAAAGGGCATTGAAGCAATGGAACTGATGCGCGACGGCGTGATCGACCGCATGAGCGTTGGCTTCTCAATCCCACAGGGCAAGTCGTCCTACGGCGGCGATGGCATCCGCCACATCTATGAAGGCAAACTGTTTGAGTTTTCCTTGGTCACATGGCCCGCGAACGACCAGGCCATCATTACCGGCGTGAAAACGCTCAAAGATTTGCGGCAATTCGCAGAGGCGCACGACCTCAACGCGAAGGCCAAAAAAGAATTGCTGGACGAGTTGTTCGGCATTACGGCACTGTTGAAGGGTGAGCCGCTGCAAGGCACTCATTCCAAGGGACAGCCGCCATTGTCTGTCGATCAGGTCAAAAGCCTGATTGATTCCGCACTGGGCGATCTGGCCCGAATCTAAACTTGGAGAAAATCATGGAAATTGCAGAATTGAAAGGTCACTTGGACACCGTTAAGTCCGACATCACCGCCGCCGTTGCCAAGCGCGACAGCGAGATCAAGCAATACGGCGAAGCCACCGAGGCCACCCGCAAGGCTTTGACCGCCGCCACCGAGCGCCTGGACACCATCAAAGGCGACATGGACCGCATCGACGCTCGTGTCATCGAGATGGAAAAAGCTGCACAACGCCAATTCGGCGGCTCTGCTGAAGCCAAATCTCTGGGCCAGCAATTCGTCGAGTCTCAGCAGTACAAGTCTGCCGGATCTCGCGGCACAGACGCCGTGCGCGTCAATAAGGCTTTGTCCAACTTGGCCGCTTCTGCTGGTGCTTTGGTGCAACCTCAGCGCCGCGCCGACGTGGTTATGCCCGCTCAGCGTACCGCCTTCATCCGCGACCTGCTGACCAGCATCCCAACCTCGAGCAACGCCGTTGAAGTGATGCGCGAAAACGTGTTCACAAACAACAGCGCACCCCAGCAGCCTGGTTCCGCTTCCACCGCCATCGGCGCAGGCGAATTCCAAGCCAAAGCTGAGTCCAACCTGACTTACGAACTGGTGACCGTGCCCGTTCGTACGATGGCTCACTGGATCGCCGCCAGCCGTCAAGTGCTGACCGACGCTCCAATGCTCCAGCGTCTGGTTGACACCAAGCTGATGTACGGCCTGAATCTGCTGAGCGACACCCAGTTGCTCTACGGCGCTGGCACAAACCAAAGCCTGACCGGCCTGATGGTTGATTCCGGCGTGTCCACCGTTGGCGAAATCGCTACCGGTACGACTGCCGCCAACCTGCCTGGCGCAATGTTGAACCACGTTCGTAAGGCAATCACCAAGTGCCAGACTTACGAGTACTACAACATCAACGGCCTGGTGGTGAACCCAATCGACTGGGAAACCCTCGAAACCGCCAAGGGCAGCGACGGTCACTACATCTGGGTTACAGTGCCCAACGGTGGTGAGCAGCGTCTGTGGCGCGTTCCTGTCATCGTGTCCAACGCGATGGCCCAGGGCGACTTCTTGTTGGGCGACTGGACCATGGGCGCAACGATCTATGATCGCGAGCAAATGGACATCCGTGTCAGCGAGTCGCACAGCGATTACTTCGTCAAGAACGGCGTCGCCATCTTGGCTGAAGAGCGCTATGGCTTTGGCATCGAACTGCCAAAAGCCTTCACCAAAGGCTCGTTTGACGTTGCCGCCTCTTAATTGAGGATCGGGGTGGGCCACGGTGGCTCACCCCATTTTTTGAAAGTTTACTCATGGCGTCTTACACTCTTAAAATGAATTGTCACCTTGGCCGCAAGGGCACGCAGATTGAGGCTGATGACAACATGGCGCGGCAACTCGCCGTCAACGGCGTGATTGATTTTGATCGCGCCGTGACAGTTACGCGCCAAGTTTCAAGCCTGGCTGGCGATGTGCAAACCGTGACGGAAGTCATTGAGCCGAAAGTTGAAAAAGTCAATGGCCCCGAGATCACCAAGGTGACCGGCCCCGATGAAACCAAACGCCGTGGCCGACCACGCAAGACCGATGCAAGCACTACCGCAGACTGAGACAGTATCGCCCGTCACTGCTGCCGAATTGGCGGCGTTTCTGGGCGTTGACGCAACCGACCCATTGCTGGAAGGCTTGCTTGTTTCCGCTACGGATCTGACCATCCAATACATCAACCAAGACCTGGCCCGTCGCAAGTGGGTGCTGAAGATTGGCGACAACATCGGCGCAGAGGCTCAGCTTTCCCCTGCCCGCTACGAGTCCAACATCTTTGAGTTGCCATACACAGCCCTGGTGAGCGTGCTTTCCGTATCTAGCGCCTGCGCCGCTCTGAATTGGGAAGTCGTCAGCACCGGCCGACCCGCAAAGATCCGACTGGACGGCTGGGACGGCATCACCGAAGTGACGATCACATACAACGCAGGCATGGCGTTCATCCCGGCGGCCATCAAGACTGGCATCATGATGCTGGCGGCGTTCATGTACGAGCACCGAGGCCAATGCGACGGCCACGACGCCATCAAACGCTCTGGCGCGGCCAACTTGCTGCGCCCCTACCGTGTCGAGGTGGTGATTTGAAGTGCTGCGACCTTTCCGCTGGCGCACTGCGTGAGCCGCTGACATTCCAGCGCCGCCAGCCGCAATCTGACGGCATGGGCGGCACCGACCTTGATTGGGTTGACCTGTTTCACACCAAAGCCGATGTGCGACCCTTGAGTGGCCGAGAGGCCTTGATGGGTATGCAGCGCGAGGCCAGCGTGTCGCACCGCATCTTCATTCGTTACCGCGAAGACCTGCTGCCGTCCGACCGCATCATCATGCGCACCAAGCCAATGCAGATCATCGCCATCATCAACGTGGAGATGCGCAATCGTTGGCTGGAGTTGCAGTGCTTGGAAGGGGTTGCAACATGAAGGCCGTGCTCACCGGCGACAAGCAACTGATCGACAACATCCGCAAGTTTGGCGCGCAAGCCGACCAGGCGCTGTCCCAAATCGTCATGGCAACCGCGCAGAACATCCGCACGCGAGCCATTCGATCCATCCAGGGCGGGCCAAAGACCGGCAAGGCTTATGAGAAATACGCGCCGCGCCGCACGCATCGCGCATCCGCGCCAGGCCAAGCGCCAGCCACCGACACGGGGCGGCTTGCATCATCAATCATGGCCGACATCACCGGCCTGACCGCAGAAGTATCAGCCAACGTGCAATACGCCGCGCCGCTCGAGTTTGGCACCGTCAACATGGAGGCGCGTCCGTTCCTTGAGCCAGCCCTTGAAGCCGAGCGCGAGAAATTCAACGCCCGCCTTATGAATCTTGCCAACGAGGCATCGAAGGGACTTGAGCCATGATGCAAGAAGAAATCCAGACGGCCATCTACGAAGCGGTCGCCGCCATTGGCTACCCGACCTTTGACGATGTGCCACAGGTCACGGCCTACCCTTACATCGTCGTGGGTGATGATCGCAGCATCCCATTTGACACCGACGATTCTGTCGGCTCAGAGACAACTTGCACGATCCATGTTTGGTCGCAATACCGCGGTCGCAAGGAAGTCAAAGAAATCATGCGCTCGGTGTACCACACGCTGAACCGCGCAAACTTGACCATCACCGGTGGTCACTTGGTAGAATGCCACGCAGAGTTTGAGGAATCATTCCTTGACCCTGATGGGCTAACGAGGCACGGAGTGATCCGGTTTCGGTTGATCGTCGAGGAAAACGGGTATCTTGAACAGTACCTGACGACCGAGACAGGGGTTTATCTGCAATCTGAATCCGGCCACTACCTGGCCGCTGAACAAGGGGTTTAATCATGGCATCATTCGTTGGACGCAAAGCACTGCTGAAAAAAGGCCTCACCACTGTGGCCGCAATCCGCACCCGCTCCATCACGCTTGGCAACGAAGTCGTTGACATCACATCCGACGACGACAGCGGCTTCCGCACAATGCTGGCCGAGCCAGGCAACAAGACTCTGGACATGACCATCGAAGGCGTGTTCAAAGACGCCACATTGCTGACCATCGCCATGAGCACCAGCGACATTTTGGAAGGCTTCACGCTGCTGTTCCCCACAATCGGCACCTTTGGCGGCGATTTCGTCATCACCAGCTTTGAGTCTGCCGCCGCTTACAACGAAGCAGGCACTTTTAGCTGCACATTGCAATCGTCTGGCGCGTTCACCTTCACGCCTGCCGTCTGATGAGCGCAATCTTCAAAGACGTTGAGTTGGCATGGGACGGCAAGACCTATTCGGTCAAGCCGACCATGCTGATCCTCAACAAGATTGAGCAGCGCGTCAGCCTGGCCGGTCTGGTGCGCGGCCTGTCAAGCGATGCGCCACCGTTGTCGCACCTTGCCTTTGTCGTCGGCGAGTTCTTGCGTGCCGCAGGTGCGCGGGTTGAAGATGACGAGATCTACCGCGAACTGATGACGGGCGACGTGCAATCACTGCTGGCGATGCGTGACAGCATCTTGGTGGCGATTTTCCCCGAGCCCAAAAAAAAAGAAAATCAACCGGCGGTCAGCTAGTTGATATTGAATGGGGCGGCTTTTACGTCGCCGCTATCGGGTGGGGTCTGTCGCCATCCGAGTTTTGGCAGATGTCTCCAGCCGAATGGTGGTTGTTGTACGAGGCCAAGCGCCCAAGAGATAGGGAGCTTGACTATGCCGGTGGACTGACAGATGCCGACTGTGCCGAGCTTTATGATTTGCTGGAGAAATAAATGGCAACGATAGGAAAGCTGGCGGTACAGATCACGGCCGACACAAGCGGCTTGGATTCTGGCCTCAAGTCCGCAGAGAAATCCACCGCCGATTTCAGCACACGGCTGGACTCGCTCGCATCAAACCTGAAGACAATCGCACCGCTGGCCATTGCCGCTGGCGCTGCGTTTGCTTTCAACATGGCCCGCGCATTGGCTGACAGCGCAGATCGACTTGACGAGTTGAGCCAGCGCATCGGCGTGAGCGTTGAAGATCTAACCCGCCTGCAATGGGCGGCGCAAATGTCCGGCGCATCCGCTGAGACGTTGACGATGGCCCTGCAAAAGCTGTCGCTCAACATGGCGAACAGCAAAGATCCGGCCAACGAATCCGCAGCTGCCTTCAAGGCCCTGGGAATCGACATTTCAGACGCCGATGGATCAATGCGCTCGCAGCTTGAGGTGATGAATGACGTTGCCGATGCGTTTGCCGGTTTCAAGGATGGGGCCAACAAGACGGCCATCGCAGTTCAGTTGTTCGGGCGCTCTGGCGCTGAATTGATCCCAATGCTGAACGGCGGAAGTCAGTCCATCAAGGCACTGGCCGCTGAGTCCGATAAGTTGGGCAACACGCTCAGCACCAACACAGCCAAAGCCGCAGCCGAGTTCAATGACCACTTGGATCGCATGGCTGCACGCGCAAGCAGCGTTGCCAAGGCAATCGCCACGCCTTTGCTGGCAAACCTAAACGCGCTTTTTTCCGCATTGGAGCGCGGCGTTGATCGCGCAAACCTTGGAAGCCTTGCAGGTGATGTTGTCAAACTGAGCAATGACCTGAAAGCCTTGCAGGCCAGAACGTCAAACCCGTTTGTCAACCAGGAAACGCTCGCCAAGAACATTGAAGAAACCAAGGCCAAGCTGGAGGTCGCAAAAAAGGCTTTTAAAGAAGCCGATGCCGCCTTCACGATTTCGCTAAACCCACCAGTCGAGCCGCCAAAACCAACCCGCGAAGCCCCATCGATTGCAAAACCAGCGGAGATCAAAGACCCGCTTGGCGAGTTTGCAGACAAGAAAGTCGAGGATCAAGCCCAGCGATTCGCCCGCGAAGAAAAGATGCGCGACGAGATGCTGCAACGAAACGCCGAGGCGCTCAAACTTGCATCGCTGTCCGAGCTTGACCAAGAGCAATTCAAGTACGAAGAAAAGCTAAAGCTGCTTGAGGAGTATTTGCTGCGCGAGCCTGAAATGCTTGCCGAATATCAGGGCGTTAAAGAGCAAATGGCCGCAGCGCATGAGGCCAGAATGATTGCGATCAAAAAGAAAAGCCTTACAGACCTTGAGCGATTCAACGCAATGAGCTACAAGGATCAGGCCAAGACGGTCGCATCAGAACTTGCAAACATCACGGGATCGCTTGCAACTGAAAACCGCAAGGCTTTTGAGATCAACAAGGCGGCATCCATCGCCAATGCCGTTATCACGACCTACGAAGCCGCAAACAATGCGATGGCAAAGTATCCTGTGCCAATCAACTTCGCAATGGCCGCTGCGACCGTGGCGACCGGCTTGGCGCGTGTCAGCGCAATCAAGAGTCAGACCTTTGGCGGAGGTGGCGGTGGCGGCGTTGGCGCGGCATACGCTCCAAGCGGCAGCACAGCGGCAACCGGCCAAACGGCCATGCAGGGCATCCAAGGTGGCGGCGGAGTGGGTCAAGTCATTACAATCCAAGGCATCGGCGCTGGCGACATGTTCACCGGCGACAGCGTGCGCGGTCTGATTGACCAACTCATCGAAGCGCAACGCAACGGATCAAAGGTGGTTTTGTCATGATCTTCATTGCTGACGCAAAAACATGGACGTTTACATCAAGCGTTGAGGGGTGGTCTGTAAGCGGATCAACGGCAACAATCACTCCAAGCGCAGACGGCCTTATTGTTGAATCACTGTCCAATGATCCGGTGGTTTTGAGCCCATATCTTGGCATTTCTGGTGCTGATTGCAAATATATAAAACTCCGCATCAAACGCGTGGCTGGAAGTGTTTGGGATGGCGGTCTGTTTTATTCAACACCAGGCCACGGATTTTCTGAATCCTACAAATTGAACATCCTTCCAATTCCTCAGGTTGGAGTCTGGACTGATTATGTTCTTGATATGCACAATCTCATGTTTGGCGGTGATGATTGGAAAAACAGCTTCATTGAAACAATCAGATTTGATTTTGGTGGCTCAACAAGCGACATTTACATTGTTGGATTGCTGGAAATCGACTACACACCAGAAACCGACCTGTATCACAGCCGCATCGGCATCGACAACATCGTCCAAGGCAAAACACCGACCGCATCATCATCGGCCACCGGATACCCTGCGATTGCGGCAACGTACCCGACGACTTACGAATACTGGAAGCCATCGGCATTGCCAGCTACCTGGGCGATTGACAACGGCGCTGCCGTGGCCTGCGATTATTTTGGTCTGGTCGGCGACTTCAACGGTGCAACGATCAACGTCCAAAGCAGTGTGGACAACAGCACATGGACAACGCAGGCGACAGGCGCACCGACCAGCCGCACTGCCATGTTTTTGTTCGCGCCCGTGTCGGCCCGCTATTGGCGAATCCAAGTCACAGGCGCAGTGCCAAGCATTGCCGTGGTTTACATGGGCCAGGCGCTCGCCATGCAGCGCAAGATCTACCAAGGCCACACACCGATCACGCTGTCACGCATCACCGAGACGACTCAGAACACATCCGAGACAGGGCAATACCTGGGCCGTTCGATCATTCGCAAGGGCTTGCAAACGTCCTGCGAATACCAGCACCTGACCGCTGATTGGTATCGCGCTAACTTCGATCCGTTCGTCGATGCCGCACGCGAGTCGCCGTTCTTCTTTGCCTGGAGGCCGATCCAATACCCCAACGAATTGGGCTTTGTCTGGACTACCGGCGACATCCGGCCATCAAACACCGGCCCGCGCAACTTTATGAGCGTGACCTTCAGAGTGACGGGGATCGCCAATGAGTGATCCAATCACCATCGTTGAGATCGACCGCGACATCTGCTCGCTGACATACGGCGTTGGCCTTTGCACAGCCACCGGCACGCCTTGCTACAACACCTGGGCAACGTGCCAGATCAGGCCCGTGTTTGCCGTCACGACTCAGGTGATGCGGTTCGTCAAACCACGCGCTGACGTTCCGATGTCGCTGGACGCTATCCCGTCCGTTCGCTCGACAACGACCAGCCCGACCGAATTGAACGTGGGCGATGTTGACGCATCCTCTGGCCCATTGGGAAAACGCGCCCAGGCCACGGTCACGTTTGAGGATCACCCCTACTCTGACGCGCTGACAGATCCCTACGTTTCCACGCGCTCGCTTAACCCGTTCCAGAACGGCACATTTTGGACAAAGCTGAAAGCCCGCTGGCCCATTGCCAAGGGCCGCGCCTTGCGCATCCGTGACGGCTACATCGGACAAGACCCCGAGGACATGGTAAGCCGCGAATATTTGATCGAAGCCATCGACGGGCCGAACTCCAACGGCATCGTTACGGTTCGCGCCGTTGATCCTTTGCGCCTGCTCGACGACAAGACAAGCCAGGCGCCCAAGCAATCCACCGGCTACCTGAGCGCAGACATCACCAACAGCCAAACCACAATCACTGTGGTCGGCGCTGTCTTGGCCGACTATCCGGCCACCGGCACGCTGCGCATTGAGGCCGAGTTGATGACCTACACTGGCCGCACGATCTCAAGCGGCACGATCACATTCACCGGCATCACCCGAGCCGCGGATGGCAGTGCGGCCAAGGAACACAAAGCCGAAAGCCGAGTCCAGACCTGCGTGCGGTACGCAAACCAAAACGCATGGGAAGTCGCCAAAAGCCTGATTGAGATTTACGCGCCATCGGCTTATGGCTACATCGACCAAACGCAGTGGTCGGCCGAGGCTGCGCAATGGCTGGACGGATTCATTGTCTCTGGCCTCATCAGCGAGCCTACCGGCCTCAATACCCTGCTGGCCGAGCTTTGCCGTGATGCCCAGTTCTTTATCTGGTGGGACGAGCGCCTGCAAAAGATCCTGCTGCGTGCAGTCCGGCCACCGACCGGCGTGCCCGTGCAATTCAATGAGGATGCCAACATACTGGCCGGGTCACAGTCCATCAAGACCGCTCCAAATGAGCGCGTGAGCCAGCTTTGGTATTACTACGAGCCCGCAGACCTGTCCAAGAAAGTCGATGCCGAGGACAACTACCGAAAAGTGCGCATCCGCATCGACGCAGACTCGGAAAGCGCACGCGAATACGACGAGAGCGCGGTCAAAAAGATCTATTCCCGCTGGGTGCGCACGGACGCGATTGTGATCGCCATCACGACCCGCATCTTGGCCCGCTACCGCGACGACCCGCTGTATTTGACCATCAGCGTTGACGCGAAAGACCGCAACACCTGGACGGCTGACGTGGTGGATGTTAGTTCGCGCCTTCAAACAAACGCAGACGGTTTGCCTCTGACTCGCCGCTACCAGGTCATAAGCGCCCAAGAGGTGCAACCAGGCGCGGTCATCAAGTACGTTTTGCAAACCTACGATTTCACGGCAAAATACGCCTACTGGATGGATGCCAGTGCGCCTATTTTCTCGCTTGCAACAGACGAAGAAAAAGCCAACGGCGCATGGTGGTCAGACGAAGACGGCCTGATTGACGGCTTTAGTGGCTACGAATGGCAATGAGGAACCAATGACGACTTTCACGACAATTCCAAATTCAAGCCTTGAGCCTGGAAAGCCGATTAGATCAATCGACGGCCTTGCGCTGCGCGACAATCCGCTGGCAATTATTGAAGGCGATGCAACTGCGCCGCGCATCGTGGGCAAGGCCATTAAGCGCTTGCAAGAAATGCCAATTTTGACCGTAAGCGCGGCAGACACATACAGCACTCAAAATGGCGACGGAGCGCTTTCACTTTTAACATCAACAACCAGCACGTCATATGTGGTTGCATTCCGCTACACGATAGCGCTTTATACAGGGTCAATTCGATTGAAAGCGTCCCACGCTCACGAAGAAGGATACGGCGGGCAAAATTCATATCTTGCTTTATACAAAAACAACGCATTGATTCAAGAATACTCCACGACATCAACTGCGTTTGTCCAAAGAACAAACGATGTTTCTTGTGCTCCAGGCGATGTTTTTGAATGGAGAACTCGATCGCAGTTTGGGGCTTTTTCGTATTTTCAAAGCAACGGAAGTACGGCATCAAACGGCTACACATTCAGGCCAGTTTATATTTCAAATTTGGATAACCTCAACCCATGAACAACCTACGCTGGGCAAACCCCGAACACATCGGCATCTGCTACGACACCGCGCAGGCTGTCGTTTATCTGGACGCAGGCCCAGAGTACGAAGCTGCCATCAGTGGTCAATATGGCCCCATTGCTCCATCATCCATCATCGAAGGCGGCACTCCAGTTGCATATACGCCAGATGAGGCCGCAGCTTTGCGCCAAGCCGCATATCAGGCAGAATCCGACCCGCTTTACTTCAAGTGGCAACGAGGCGAAGCGACCCAACAGGAATGGCTTGGCAAGATCGCAGAAATCAAAACACGTTATCCAATCGCAGGTGAATAATGGAACCTCAGACCATCATCAATTACGTTCTCGGCATTGCATCGGCAGCGATGGGGTGGTTTGCGCGTGAGCTTTGGACAGCCGTAAAAGAGTTGAAGGCCGATCTCGCCAAACTGCGCGAGGAACTGCCCAAGACCTACGTCACCCGCGATGATTTCCGCGAGGATATGCGCGAGTTGAAGGATATGCTTGGCAAGATTTTCGACAAGCTGGACGGCAAGGCTGACAAATGATTGGCCTTGAATCGCTGCTGACCATCGGCGGGAAGCTGATCGACAAGCTGATCCCCGATCCAGCGGCCAAGGCCCAGGCGCAGCTTGAGCTTGCAAAGATGGCCCAGGATGGTGAGTTGGCAAAGATGGCCAACGACACCAGGCTGTTTGAGGTGGAGCAAACCAACACCACCGACCGCTGGAAAGCCGACATGGGGTCTGACTCTTGGCTGTCCAAGAACATCCGGCCCATGGCCCTGATCGCCATCTTCGTGGCCTATTTCATCTTCACCGCAATGTCTGCCTTTGGCTACAACGCCCAAGAGTCCTACGTCCAGTTGCTGGGCCAATGGGGGCAGATCATTTTCTTGGCTTACTTCGGTGGCCGCACGGTTGAAAAGCTGGCCGACATGAAAGGCAAGAAATGACGCAGATAACCCCAATTGAGAGGGGAACCGTTCGCCAAGATGGAATGGTTTTTTGGGCGATGAAAAAAGGCAGAGAGTATTGGACCACGCCAGCTCAATTTGCAAAAAGTGTTGCGGCCAATAAAGAAAATCGACAAGCCAAATCGCATCTTAATGTTGAAAAAAACAGAGAAAGCTCACGTGCTTGGCGTGCAAAAAATACTCAAAAAGCCCGTGAATCAACAAAAAAGTGGCGGGCTGAAAACCCAGAAAAGATTAAAGCGCAAAAAACTGCTTGGATGAAGAAACCTGAAAATAGGGTGCGCCACATTCTTGGTCAAGCAAAGCGACGCGCGGTTGAAAAAGGTCTTGAGTTTTCCATTACGATGGATGATTTGCTACCACTACCAGTTGTGTGCCCAGTATTAGGGGTGACAATCAATTACGAGGGTAACCAAGGGAAGCGTGGTTTTGTAAATGACTCTCCGTCAATTGACAGAATTGACTCATCCATTGGGTATGTAAAAGGTAACGTGCAATTGATTTGCTGGAGAGCCAATCGTATTAAAAGCGATGCAACCATTGATGAGTTGCAAGCACTTTTGGATTTCATGAAAGGAAAATAAAATGCAAGTGACGCCTCATTTTTCCCTTGAAGAACTCACCGCCAGCGAGACAGCCGCACGGCATGGCTGGGATAACACCCCAGGCCCGACAGAGCTTGCAAACCTCAAACGTTTGGCCGACCTATTGGAGCAAGTCCGCGCATTGCTTGGCAAGCCAGTTCTGGTCAATTCCGCCTACCGATCCAAGCGCGTGAACGACGCCGTTGGCAGCAAAGACACCAGCCAACACCGCATCGGCTGCGCGGCTGATATTCGCGTGCCTGGCATGACGCCAGACCAGGTGGTGCGCAAAATCATTGCCAGCGGCATCAACTTCGATCAGGTGATCCGCGAGTTTGACGCATGGACGCATATCAGCGTGCCCAACACAGAATCAACGCCCGCCCGAAAGCAAGCGCTGATTATTGACCGCAATGGGGCGCGGAAATTTATTTAATGATTTTCCGCATTTGACGATTTGAAATAATCAATCGCAATCATCATCAAAAGATCGGAAATCAACTCGTCAGAAAAATCATAGAGTTTGTGTGTCAAATCAATTTCTGCGTGTGGGTCTAAATGATAATTTTCACCGTCCGTCCAAAATCCAGCTTTGGTTGCTGCATTTAAAATCAAATCGTCAATTGAATCTCTAATTTGTCGCGCAAGATCGTGTGTCATTTTTTGCCTTTTATATGTAATTTCAAATGAAGCCGCGCAGGTTTGGCGGTTTGTAGTCCTTGCCCTTGCCGATCTTGCCGCCTTCAAGGATCACGGCCACGCCATCCTCCAGCTTTGAATCGTTGGAATCAAGCACGGCTTGATCGGCGGCGTCCTTATCAAACCCCGCCAAGTAAGCAACCCCGTTGCCCGTGACCTCGCTATCGCAAAGCGCATCCAGGGCATCCACGCGCAAGTGGACCGGGATGTAAACCGATTGCTCGCCGCGCTTGAGCTTCGATGCAAACCACTCCAAATCCAGGCGCGTCCGGTCAAGCAGCTTGGCGTATCCTTCGCTATCGGTGCGCAGGCAAGCCAACAGTTCGCAGAATTCCTCGATGTGCACACCAATCTGTGTCGAGACGTTTTCCGGGCTTGGCTCTTTGCCACAGGCGGCAAGCCATGCCGCCGTGCGTTGAAAGTTGGTCATGCCTCGCCCCCGAGCGCCTTGATGAGTGAATCTACCAGCGGCCCAAACGTGCCAGTGAAAATCGCCACGTCCGTGTCGAACGCATCCTCGCCGTGTTCGCCAGCGCCAGCATCCAGCAGGTTGATCTTTTTGATGCGCATGGAATCCGTCAGCATGAACTCTGCCTGACTATCCCACTCAAGGCCCAGGGCGGTCGGCAACTTGCCTTCGCGCACGTGGTTCCGCACCTCGTCGCAATCCAGATTGTGATGCGTGAATTTGACCTTGGCGCAGTCGTCGCCGATTGATTCCAGCAAGCAATCGCGGCCAATGCTGAAGCCATACGGCACTTCGTCATGATCGCCCAACAGCCAATCCGTCATCATGCCTTGCGGGCTTGTTGGTGTCGTCACCAGGTAAAGTTGCATCGACGGAATGGCGGCAAGGATCGCGCCAACAAAGTCGTCTGCGCGGGAGTTGCTGGCCGTGTCCACCACCATCAAGCCATCGGCCCGCAGCCAGGCCAAGACAGCGGTTTGCTTTGGGAATGCTTGGGGCAGCAGGGCAAGACGGGCATCCTCTTTGATTTCGCGGATTTCCTTTTTGCCGGGCTTGCGGCCTTGGGTCTGCTCGATCTCATAAATGCGGTTTTCCACCTCATCGCGCAGGACTTTGCCGGGCACGGACTTGGTTTCAATCAACAGTTTGACGATGCGCTCGCCATTGACGACCTCAATCATCGGCCCGTGGTTATGGCCGCGAGGCTCAATCCAGCCGACAGACTTTTCTTGCAAATCCCCACAGGGAACAAAGGCAGGAAAGTCGCCAAAGTCTGGCGGCAAGGCTGATTCGATTTTGTAGCGGTAGATGGTGGCGTTTTTGAACATGGTTTCTCCGGTTTAAAAAGTGTGCTCGTTGGCGATGCGCTCAATGACCTGGCGATAGTATTCGCGGCCAGCCTCGACCTTTTCAACGATCCTGGCCTCCATCGTTTTGTCGCGCTCTTGGTGCAGCAAGGTCACGCGCAACTCGGGCGCGATGTGGTCCACGATATGCAGCTTTGGGTCTTCGTACCCGATCAACTCCTCTGGCGTGGAAACCAGGCAGTAAGCAATGGCCGCGCTGTCCACATCCCAAAGCCACATATAGGCGGCCAACTGCCACATGTAGGTTTTGTTTTCCCCATCCTCGGCAAGCGCCGGGAACGTGGCAAGCGACCACGACGACTTGATGTCGATGATCTTCGAGCCGGTGAAGATGTCGCACTCGCCGGTGATCCATTCGTTGGTTTTGCGCTCGGTGTTCTTTGCGTGGCTGGCGAACAAAACCGAGTTCAGCAACTCAATCGACTGATCCTCGCATTGGATGCCCTTGGTCATCGGCTTGCTGGTGATGCGCTCGTCGTATCCGTACACAGCCTCTTTTGCCATCTTGGTGATGGCAGTCTTTGCCCCGACCGAGAGCTTATCACTCTTGCTTTTGGGCTCGGTCATGATGTCGTCCAGCGACGATGCGCGGAAGATCAATTTATGGTCAAGCATTTGCGAGCGCCTCCACGAGTACGGATTCCTGTTCTTCGGTCAGCGCAAAATCATTGCGCAGCTTCTCGGTGCTGTACTGCCCCGACTTGATCGACTCGACCGCCTTGGCAAAACGGGCATTTGTCAGCGTTGGTTTTTTGGCCTCCACCTGATGCGACTCATGATCCGGATCGCCTTCGACAGGGATGCAAAACGCTTGGATGGCTGTGTATTTGTACGCCGCGCTCATCGCCTTGTTGGTCGACTTGTCGCCGCTGTCCATGGCCTCGCCGTACATCTTGACGGTGTGCTTTGAGCCATCCTCTGCGCTCACAAAGTCGTATTCCACTTCGACCGTGGTGTAAAACAGATTGCCGCCAGACTTGGACAACCGCTCCTCGCATGACCGACTGATAACGCGCGGCAGGATGACCAACTTATGGCGAGCCAGCAAAGGCGCAAGAGCGTTTTGCACATCATCAATTCCTCGGAAATTGAAGCCCGAGCCCTGTTGATTGCGGCGATTTTTGGCGATGCCGTGAGCGGAGATGTCGTTGGCGACCTCCGCAATGAGTTGATAGACGTTCTTTGTCATGGTCTCACTTTCATTGAATGGCCAGGCGGGATTGCCTGACGATTTATTATAAACTGATTTCAAGCGATTCCAGCAAAATAATTTCCACCGAAACCCAAAAAAACAGATTACAATTATCCAAATCAAGATAGCAAAGGGTAATTCATGACAGAGCAAGAGATCACAAACGAATCCGTCAAGGTGCTGCGTAAGTCGCTCGGCCTTGGGCAAGCAGAATTCTGGGGCCCGATTGGCGTCAAGCAATCCGCATCCTCGGGCTATGAAAGCAAGACGGCCATTCCAAAGCCAGTGCGCATCCTGGTGGTGGCCCGGTACATCTGCGGCATCCACATTGACGCCGACACCGACGAGGGCGTGGCAAAGACCGCCAAGCTGGGCGCGATCCAGCAAAAGAGCATCAAGGCCAAAGCCATCGCTGGCGAGGTCAAGCAAGACCTGGCGAAAGCCGCCAAGTCAATCCAAACGGCGCACGACGCGCTGAGTTCATACTGAAAGGCAAAACATGGCTCAAATCACTGGTGTTTTTAGAATCGGCAAAGACGCCGAGGTGCGATTCACGCCGCGCGGCGATGCTGTCGCTCAACTGTCGCTGGCCTACAACTACGGCAAAAAAGGCGACGACAACAAGCGGCCATCGCAATGGATCGACGCATCCATCTGGGGCAAGCGTGCCGAATCGCTCGCGCCTTACCTGCTCAAAGGCTCGCAAATTTACGCCGTCCTGAGCGACCCGCACATCCAGACCTATGAGGGCAAGAACGGTCAAGGCCACAAACTGGCCGCGACCGTGTTGGAAATCGAATTGATCGCAGGCCAACGCGACCAAGGCCAACCTGCCCAGCGCCAAGAGCGACCAGCGGCAAAGCCAGCGCCTGCGCCCGCATCAAGCGGCTTTGATGACATGGACGACTCAATCCCATTTTGACGATTACGGGCCGAAAGCGGATGCTGTGCATGGCATGTGTCCAAGCCCTCACGGCGTGAGGCACAGACGCAGCGAGTAGGCCCACCATTTTTTTAACCAAGGAGAAAAGCATGAGCAATGAACGTGAAATGACATTTGGCGAAAAAGCAGTTGGTTTGTCTTTTAACCCGAGCGGAGACGAAGCCGTGAATGCTTGCAAGGCTGCGTTTGCCATCGTCATCAACCAAATGAACGATTTGCGCACCGCGACCGACAACACTGAAGTCAAGCGCATGGCAAGCGTCGCCATTACTGAAGCTCAGACAGCCCAGATGTGGGCTGTCAAGGCCATCACTTGGCGAATGTAATGCGTTAATGGCTAAATTTACCATTTTTTAACCAAGGAGAAAAGCATGAACGACCAAACCATTGAGCAAGAAATCATTGCCAAGGGAAAAACCGCACCGCGCATCACGCCCGCCGACATTGAGGCGAACATCGACAGCGAGCACTACTTTACGGCTGAAGATGGCGTGAACGGTGCAGCCGAGAATGGCGGGCAGCAAGTCATTATTCATTCGCCAGATTTCATTGACTATGACGAACATCTATCGCTGCTGACTTTTTGCGTCTTGGTGTTGCGCAACGGCTTCACCGTGATCGGAGAAAGCGCCTGCGCCAGTCCTGAAAACTTCGACGCTGAAATCGGTCGCAAGGTGGCCCGCCAGAATGCCGTCGCCAAGATCTGGCCGCTTATGGGCTACGAACTGAAAACAAAATTGAATGGCTAAATTCACCATCCAACGCACCGGCCAGGCCATCCCCGCAGAACTGGAGGGTGCTCGCGCCCTTCTTTTCAAATGCTTTGAAGGTCGCACCGATGAAGACGCATCAGCATGGAAAAAACTGTGGGCGCGTCTCATCAAATCCGAGCCCGGCCAGATCGTCAACATGGAGGCATCGTTTCCACGAAACCTCAAATTTCACCGCAAGTTTTTTGCCCTGCTGAATCTTGGCTTTGAGGCTTGGCAACCGGCGACCAAATTCAAAGGCATGGAGATTGCCAAGGACTTTGACCAGTTTCGCAGCGATGTGACGATCCTGGCTGGTTTTTACGAGCAAACCTTCACCCTTGATGGCGCAATGTCCCTCAAGGCCAAATCCATCGCCTTTGGTAGCATGGAAGAACCAGAGTTCGAGGCGCTTTACTCTGCCGTGGTGAACGTCCTTCTCCAGCGCGTGCTGACGACATACGAAGACCGAGCCCAGTTGGATGCTGTGGTCGATCAAATCTTGTCGATGGCATGAGATTCCCAAAGCACGACTACATCCGAAGCAAGACCCTGCTGCGCAACGCCCGCGAGATTCCCTGCCAGCACTGCGGCGCTGACGACGGCACGGTCGTGGCTGCGCACACGAACCACGGCGGCGGCAAGGGCCGGTCGATCAAGGCCAGCGACAACCTAATCGCCTCACTTTGTTTTCGGTGCCATCACGCGCTTGACCAGGGCGCGGCCATGAGCAAGTCTGAGCGCCTGGAGATGTGGCAAGCCGCACACACAAAAACGGTGGGAAAACTGACAAAACTTGGATTGTGGCCTGCTGATGTTCCCATTCCAGAAAATTAGGATACAATAAAATCTTCATCAACAAAACAACTAAACCCAATGAAAGTAAGACGAGCAGACAACGCGCCGGTGACAATGGAATTCATCCGCGCAAAAAGCCACGAAGACGGCGATTGCCTGATCTGGGATGGCGCAAAAGGTGCCAGCAAAGTCGCAGGCGTTCCATACATCAACGTCAATCGTAAATTGATCCCAGTTCGCCGCTGGATTGCGCAAAACATTTTGCAAGCAAAAATCGATGGCTTGATCGCCAGCACCAAATGCGGCAATCCTTTGTGCATTGACCCTGCGCACATTGCCATAAAGACGCGCAAGGAACTTACGACAGACGCAGCCAAGCGCACTCAGTACCACAAGAACCCGGCCCGCAATTACAAGCTGGCGCTGGCCGCTCGCGCCCGCTCACCTCATTCGCCCGAGTTGATTGAGAAAATCCGAAACATGGAAGGCACGCACAAAAGCATTGCCCGCGAGCTTGGCATCAACTTCACTGCGGTCAACCGTATCAAAAACGGCACTGGCTACAAGGAATACAAAAACAACCCATGGGCAGGACTATGAGCAACCAACGATTTTTTTGCGAAGGCGTCGAGGATCACGTTATCCGCAACGAGGATCACGCAGTCGTCATTGCAGGCCAAGGCTATTCCATCAAAGGCAAGATGCGTTGCATTTTGACCGACAGTGGCAGCGGCTTTATCGCGCATTTTCCATCGCACACATCAACGCACCAAGACAGCTATGTCTGCATGGATTACGACCAGGCTCAGGCGCTGGTGATGGCTTTGTCTGCGTTCAAAAAAGAATTGGGGTTTGAATGAGAAAGCGCAGCGCATACCGACCCAAGCCGATCAGGGCCGATGCCGTGAACTACGTTTTGTCTGGCCTCAAACCCTTGACTGACAGCGGCGACGAACTGGCAACGCTCAAAATCAAAAACCACGGCGCAATGGCCGCGACAGCACAAGGCCAGGCCACCCGCGATGACATGAATATTTTGATGTCCGCAGTCAATATTGCCGAGGCGCTGGCGCTTGGCGGCATTGGAGAGGACTATAAGACCGAGATCCGAGCAGGCCAGGACGCATTGAAAGACCTTTGCGCACGTGGCGTTGAACGTGGCGACCGCTTTGTTTTCAAGGCGCAGGAACTGGCCGCACTGAATCTCGCCATGGACATCCACGACGCCCAACTTGAGGTTGTCACCGTGCAGCAACTTGAGCAGGCTATTGAGTACGTGAAAAAGGTCATTCGATCAGGCAAAGCAAGGAGAATCATATGAGCGAAGCATTAACTCGGATCATTGCAGAACAGCAGGCCGAAATCGACCAATGGAAATCGCGCGACAAATACAACCTCGACGCCTGGATGCGCGAAAACGAAAAACGCGAGGCTTTGATCTCTGCTGTTTTTTTATACCTTAGCTACCCAGACGCAACCGGCGTGCGGCAATCAGTCCTTGAGGCTTTGCGCGGCTACGGCTATTGCCTTGCCTGCGAGTGCAGCGATTGCGAGTGCGACGACGAATGAAACCCATCTGCGCACTTTGTGGCCGACCAACAAAGCCATTTGTCATGATCGGCCGCGAAGCCATCGGCCCCAAGTGCGCGGCCAAGGCTGGACTACTGCCAAAATCATGGCGCAATAGTCGGCTGAAGTTCATCAAGCCCGCAAAGCCCGAAAGCAACGGCCAAGGCGATTTGTTTGAAAACATGAAAGCTGTTTTATGAGATTTGGATCTGTTTGTTCTGGCATTGAGGCCGCATCCGTGGCATGGCACCCATTGGGGTGGCGTGCTGCATGGTTGGCCGAAATTGAGCCATTTCCAAGCGCCGTGCTGGCGCACCATTACCCTGATGTTCCAAACCTTGGCGACATGACCGCACTACCAGAGCGCATCCTTTCTGGCGAAATTGAAGCGCCTGACCTATTTTGCGGCGGCACGCCTTGCCAAGCGTTTTCTGTTGCTGGACTTCGTAACTCCCTTGACGATGCAAGGGGCAATCTTTCACTCACCTTTGTAGGTATCGCCAATGCAATTGACCATGTTCGATCTGTTCGACGAGATGACCCGGCAATCATCTTCTGGGAAAACGTGCCAGGAGTCCTCAGCACCAAAGACAATGCCTTCGGCCGCTTTCTTGGCGCACTTGCCGGGGAAGATGATCCGATCATCCCATCAGGGGAAAAATGGACGAACGCAGGTTGTGTGTATGGCCCCCAAAGAGCAGTCGCGTGGCGCGTCCTCGACGCCCAATATTTCGGAGTGGCCCAACGACGCCGACGTGTGTTCGTTGTCGCAAGTGCTCGAGACGACTTCGATCCCGCAGCGGTTCTTCTTGAGTTCGACGGCATGCGCCGGGATTCTGCGCCGAGCCGACAAGCGCGGGAAGCAACTGCCAGACGCGCTGGAGCAGGCGCTGCGTTCGGCGGCATGTCGCCAGTCGCAGGAACCCTCACCGCCAACACCGGAGGAATGACGAGGCCCTCTGGCAATGCCAACGAACTTGACTTCTGTGTGCCCATCACCATGGCCCACGGCCAAGGCGGGGCTGAAATTGGCTTCGACCGTGGTCCAACGCTGAAATGCAACCATGAAGCGCCGATTGCCTTCCACCCCACGCAAGATCCGATCAGCAGCACGGACGGAACAACGCATGGGTTGGGGTGCGGGTCATCTGGCGGGCAGGCGAGTGTGGCGGTGGTGCATTCCATGGCCGTGCGCCGCTTGACGCCTGTTGAGTGCGAACGCCTACAAGGCTTCCCAGACAACTATACCAACATCCCTTGGAAGACGGCACAAGAGGCGAAGCGTAAAAGCGTGAGCTACGAATCCCTGCTTGCAGAGCGCGGCATGACGCTGCGCGGCCCAACCATTGAGGACTGCCCAGACGGGCCTCGATACAAAGCGCTTGGCAATAGCTGGGCCGTGCCAGTGGTTCGCTGGATCGGCAAACGGATTCAAGAGGCTATCCAATGATTGAACTGACCCTACCATGGCCATCGCCAGACCTAAGCCCTAACGCCCGCGGCCACTGGGCAATCAAAGCCCGCGCCGCCAAAGCCTACCGCCAGGCCTGCTACATCACCGCAAAGCAGCAAGGCTTGACCCGCATTGACGCACCGCGCCTGCACGCGACGATCATCTTCTACCCGCCATCCAGGCGAAGGATCGACCTGGACAACTGCATCGCCAGGATCAAGCAAGCCATCGACGCCGTGGCCGAGATCAGTGGAGTGGACGACAGCAAGTGGACGATGAGCTTTTCCTTCGCTGGCGAGGTCGGCGGGATGGTGAAAATAAATCTTGAACCGATGCGAATGGTTTGATAAAATAACGCATCCCTTGGCGGGGATTTTGTAGTAAGCCCAAGACGGGACTCTGCTGGTACTACCCAGTCCGCCAACATCCGAAAGGATGAGAGTTCCGCCTTGGGCTTTTTTATTGGAAAAAGCATGGACAAGCACAAACGCTACGAAAGCGAAAAAGCAACATGGTTGCATCTGCATCCTGACGCAACGCAAGAGCAGATTGAGTCCGCTTGCAAGGCGATTGCAAAACGATTGGGGCTTTGATGCACTACTACCAATTCCACATTGGCGATTACAAAAGCCACACACACCACCTATCATTGATTGAGGATTTGGCTTACAGGCGATTGCTTGACCATTACTACCTTCATCAAACACCGATAAAACAAAGAGACATTGCCAGGCAGATTGGGATGCGCGACCATGAGCAAGACGTTCTTACTGTGCTTGAGGAGTTTTTTGTATCTACCGATGATGGGTACATAAACCCAAGGGCAGACAAAGAAATCAAGGCATTTGTCGAACATCAAGCTACTTCAGCTTACGGCGCATTTGTCCGAACAAATCCAGAGCTAAAAAACATTGCAAGCAAACAGCTTTTCACAGAGCACTACATCTCCGGATCAATTGCAGATTATGTGAACTTCATAAGGTCATCATGTGTAGTTGATGTACCCATGATTTGCACTTCATCGGATGATGATGCAACCAATTCCCAATACCCAACTCCCAATACCCATAAACCAATTGTTGACGCCCAGCCTGTCGGCAAGGCCAAAGGCAAGAGGCTTTCCCCTGATTGGCAACTTCCGAAGGCATGGGGAGAATGGACGCTGGAGAGCCTTGGATGGGAAGCGTCAACGGTCAGGCTTGAGGCTGAGAAGTTCCGGGACTATTGGGTTGCGACTAGCGGGCGAAATGCCACTAAGCTGGACTGGGAGGCCACCTGGCGCAATTGGTGCCGCAATGCCAAGGTGCAAGCAAACCCGCAAACATCATTGCTGGCGGGTGGAATATGAGAGGCCACGAAAAACTGATCGAACTTCGCAGTCGTGGACTTCGCCCCGAGGTTGTTTTTTTGAACGACTACAAAACAAAGTCCGATTTTTTTGATGGCACAAACATTGAGATCGAAGGTGAAGAAATGTCGCTCATTGACCTGCGATTTTTGGTAGGCTTAAAGGTCGCCGCATCATCATCGTGCGAAAACAGAGCGCGTCAGATTTTGGAAGCCTGCAAGCGAAGCGGCGCAAAAATGGTTGCCGTCTGTCATATCCGCGAGTCGTCAAAAGACAGAAAAACAACAGACTACATGGAGATTTGGAATGCAACTGCTTAACGACGAAATCGACTTCAAGGCTTATTTGCGAGAGACGGACGCCAAGGCCAACGTCAAGAACGCCGCCGATTACACCCAGGCGCTCAAAGACCGTTTGCGCATCAAGCAAAGCGAAAAGAAGGTCTATTTGCCATGGCCAAAGACCCGAGACAATTTTGACTTTAGGCCGGGCGAGGTCACAGTCTGGGCGGGCCAGAACGGCCATGGCAAAAGCCTTGTCACCAGCATGGTGGCGCTTTCATTGTTGGGCCAAGAGCAGAAATTGTGCATCGCCAGCTTTGAGATGAAGCCGCACATGACAATTCAACGCATGGCGCGAATGTATGCGGGCATGAACCCGTTTTCGCCAGAGTTTCAAGGTAGAGACGGCATCCGAGCAATTGACGAGCTTTATGACGAGTTTGGCGGCTGGGTTGACAAGCGCCTTTGGATTTACGATCAGCAAGGAACGGCTGACAGGGAATTGGTCATTGGCATGGTCAGATATTGCGCGATTGAGCTTGGCCTTCAGCACGTATTCGTAGACAACTTGGCAAAGGTGGTCAGTGGCGAGGATGACTACAACGGGCAAAAAGCATTTGTCGATGAGATGACCAGCATTGCCCGCGATCACCAGATCCACGTCCACATCGTGCACCACCTGAAAAAGCCAAGCAAAGAGACGGAACTGCCCGACAAGAACGACCTCAAGGGATCGGGTGCGATTGCCGACCAGGTGGACAACATTATTTTGGTGTTCAGAAACAAGGCCAAAGAGATCGCCATGCGCTCAGGCAAGGGCGGCGAAAAAGGGCAGGAGCCTGACCAGGTATTGTTCGTCAGAAAACAGCGCAACTACGAAGGGTCAAGTGACGGCGAGCCACAGATCAATTTGTGGTTTGACATGGACAGCCAGCAATACCGCGAATCGAGCGACGCTTATCCGCTATTTTTCCCAAACTATCCGCACTACAAAACATGAGGAGACATTGATGACCAAAGCTGAACAACACCGAGACACCGGCATCGCCCGCGCCGTCAATCACGCCCAGCGCATCCACGGCGACTGGTTTGACAAGGCCAGCGTGATGATGCTTTTGTTTATGAAGCAAAACCCCGGCAAAGCGTTTATGGCCGAGCAGGTCAGGGTCTGGGCCGAGCAATGCGGGATGCCAAAGCCACCAGATGGCCGCGCATGGGGTGGAGTGTTCATTGCTGCGAGCAAGGCCAAAGTGATCCGCAGCATCGGCTACAAGCGGCAGGAATCGGTGACTTGCCATTGCTCGCCAAAGAACGTATGGAGAAAAGCATGAGCGACAAACCAGAAGCCTTGCGACTGGCCGATCAATTGGAAATTATGAGCTTGTCAACGCGATGGGACAAAGCCGCCGCCGCCGAGCTACGCCGCCTGCACGCCGCCAACATCGACTGCGTTGACCACTTCAACGCCATAAAGGCCGAGCGCGATGAGTTGCTCAAAGCCTTGAATGACATTGCGGCCTATTACCCAAACAGTTGGGCGGCAGATACGGCCCGCGCAGCCATTGTCAAAGCGAGCGCATGATGGACTACGAACTAGCCTATCGCCTGCAACTGGAAAAGTTGATTCACATCGCGCAAAGCCCGGCTTGGAAGGCTTGGGCCTGGGATTATGCCAAAGAGCTTGCAGCAGACAAGTCGGGCGTGTTCAAAGGCATCGACGACGACCTAGCGAAGGCCATGCAAGCCCTCAAAAAATAATTTTGCACAGTCGCAAATTATTAAGATATAATTTCACTCAGGCCGCAAACATCTTGAGGCCACCAACCGAAAGTAAGACATGAAACACCAATGGCACTACGAGCGCCAGGCTCGAAAAATCAACAACCGCGCAGAAGCCGCAATGGGCGTACTGCTTGCAGTGGCTATCGGCCTCGGCCTTGCCACTTTGATCTTTTTCCAACTTTCCAAGTGAGGCCAGCCATGTTCACACCAGGAAAATGGACAATCGACGCATCAACCCGCGATTCAACTGGATGGATTGCAATTCGCCAAGACGGCGGACTGACAATTGCCAGCACATATGGGCACTTTTCAGAAACCAACGAAGCCGATGCCCGCCTGATCGCCGCATCCAAAGACCTTTATCAAGCCGTTCTGGATCTGCTGCCATTGGCCGAAAACGCCTACGGCCTCAAAGACCCCAGAGTAGCGGCCATACGCGCAATCATCGACCAGATCGGCGGTGCAAAATGAACCAACCCATCATGATTCCCATCGTGCCAAACGACAAATTTGAGCCAGAGGCGTTTGACTTCAATATCCCATGTTGCTGGTGCAAACACCGCAATGGCAGTGACGACCAAGACCCATGCGCCGATTGCGGCCACAACGGACACAACCAATGACAATTATGAGCACAGCAAGCGTCAAACACATGGCCGTCTTGAACGCTTTGCACCTGAACGGCCCAATGGACTATTTGGCCTTGGAGCGCATCCTCGGCATGGCCGGACTTCACCGGCTGACCAACTATCTCCAGCAGCAAGGCCTGATCGTTGGATTGCCAAAAAAAGCCAAAGAACTGCGCCAATACAAGCTGACGCAGGAAGGCATGAAGCGCATCGGCCAGGCGACGATCACTACTGGCCGGGTTTACGAGCCGCTGGTCTACAAGGAATTCATCCCGACCCGACCAGGCGCGATGAACGCCATGGCTATCAAGTCACGGGGCATCAGCGCATGACTTGGCCTTTTCCACCGGCCACCGGCCCAACGCCATGGACACGCAAGCAGATCAAAAAATACGAGCTTCAACAGCGCAGGCAACAACCAGACGCGCCTTTTTAAGGGGTCATTATGTGGACATTCGCGGCATTCATCATCGGTTTTTGGGCTGGCATTGCCGTGATGTGCCTTTTGCACATTGCCGCGCCAAGCCCATGCAACCAAAACTGCAACCAGGGCCGTGACTGCGACTGCGCAGAAACGATCCGCAAATTTGAAAGTGAAACATGACACAAGCACAAAAAGTATTTGAGGCCATCATGAAGGCCAAAGGGCACACTGACTTCAGCGTGAATGTGTATGGCAAGTACATCAACCCATCTTTGCAACAGCGGTGGGCCTACTTTGCAATGGGCTGGGAGATGTGCGAGGTGACGGCATGACCAAAGACGAAGCATTGAAGTTGGCGCTGGTGCTGCGGTATGCCGCAGACACTGGTGAAATTTTCTGGACGGATGACGCACCAAAGCTGGTTAAAGGCAAAAAAGCCGGAACCAAAAGCATGGGTTACTTTCGCATCCGCTATGAAGGTAAGTTTTACAAGTCTCATAGGGTTGCATGGCTGTTGGCGCATGGGAATTGGCCTGAAGGTGAAATCGACCACATCAATGGCGACAAACTGGATAACAGGCTTTGCAACTTACGTGATGTTTCCAAGTCTGTTAACCAGCAAAATTTGAAGCAAGCCAAGATCGACAACAAAGTTGGATTACTTGGCGTTTCCATGAAGGGCAATCGCTTCAGGGCGCAGATCACCATTAACCAGAAAAAGAAAATGCTTGGGACGTTCGCCACAGCAACAGAAGCGCATGAGGCTTATGTCAAGGCAAAGCGTGAAATTCACATTGGGGGAACACTATGACCGACAAACAAATGCAGGAGCCGCTGACCGATAGCTTTGTTCAGCTAGTGCCGGACAAGTGTGACCGCATCGTTTGGCGAGGAAGTTACCACCACCTTCCACCCGCAGCACAGCGGCAATGGGTTGGGCTAACGGAGGATGAACAAGACGAGCTTGTCTACAGCGTCTATGACTTGCGTACACGGATGGAACTAGCTATCGGCATCGAAGCCAAGTTAAAGGAGAAGAACACTTGAACATCACCATCTACACAAAAACCAACTGCCCAGGATGCGCCAGCGCAAAACAGTTGCTCAATAGCAAGAATTTGCCATTTGTCGAACTTGACGCCGAAAAGCCATATGAGTTGACCCAACTTCTCCTTCGCTTTCCAGAAGCTCGCCAGATGCCGCAGATCTTCATTGACGGCCAGCGGGTCGGTGGATTTGCAGGATTGCAAGCCGCACTGCGACAATTGGGGCTATGAGCAAATCCAGACTGCCAGAGATCAGAGCGCTATTGCGGCGCTTTGACGACGGCATGACGGCTCGCAGCATTTCCGAATATATCGGCGCAAGCCAGGCGGTTACATACAACAGCCTGAATCTGATGCCCGACGCCTACATCGACCGTTGGACAATCAGCGAAGCAACAAAAGGCCAATATGAGGGCGTCTGGTGCGTGGTGATTCCGCCTGAAAATTGTCCACACCCACGAGACGAAAACGAATAAAATGGAGTCTTGATTGGCGGGGCTTTCCAATACTTTCAGACGGGAGCGCTCACCTGTCAAAAAGCCCAAATGCCAGACCAGCGCCACCCGCATGAGAACTCATGGCGCTGAGAGGTCAAGCACCGGAAGGCCGTAAGTTGTAAGGTGCAAATTTGGGAACGAGCAATACAAAGGGAAAACCATGGCACTGACACCAAAGCAGGAAAAGTTTGCGCAATGCGTGGCCGATGGCATGACGCAGGCGGACGCATACCGGGCGGCGTTCAATGTCAGCCCGGACAGCAAGATCCAAACCGCCATCAAACGAGCGAGCGAGCTTATGCTTGACGGGGACATCTCGGGTAGAGTTGCCGAATTGAGGGAGAAGCTGACGCAAAAGGCCCTTTGGACGCGAGAAATGAGCGTTCAGGCGCTCTTAACTGCATACCAAGAGGGCAATGCCTCGGTGAAGGTTTCGGCCGTCAAAGAGCTTAATGCGATGCATGGATTCAATGCGCCAAAAAAGGTGGATGTCACAAATAGCGATGGGTCAATGTCGGGGGCAATTCTTGGTGATGCCGTGCTGGCCGCGCTGTCACGCAAACACTCAGAATGACGCCCGATCAGATTGCGGATTGCAGGAGTGACCTGCTGACATTCACAAAAGCCATGTTCAAGGCCAGAAAAGGCATGGCACTTAAAGAGAACTGGCACCAGGCCGCAATCTGCGACGCCCTCGAGCGCGTGGTCTTGGGCAAATCCAAGCGCCTCATCATCAACGTGCCGCCTCGATCCGGCAAAACCGAGTTGGCAGTCATCAACTTTATCGCTTGGTGCATGGGAAACTGGCCGGATTCCGAATTCATCCACGCCAGCTACTCCAAGCGCCTAGCGACGAACAACACCTTCAACGCCCGGGCGGTGATGCAGCACGAGGTGTTTGCCGAGATTTTTGGCCCGCCTCAGATGCGCGGCGACTCCAACGCCAAGGACGAGTTCAGGACAGAGCAAGGCGGCGTGGTGTACGCCACCGGCAACGACGGCACGATCACCGGCTACGGCGCAGGCAAGATGCGCGACAGCTTTGGCGGCGCCATCCTGATCGACGATCCGCACAAGGCAGGCGAGGCCAACAGCCCGATCATGCGGCAAAACGTTATCGACTGGTTTTCCACCACCATGGAAAGCCGGAAGAACAGCCCTGAGACGCCGATCATCATCATCATGCAGCGCCTGCACGAGAAAGACCTTAGTGGCTTTTTGCTTGGCGGCGGCAACGGCGAGGCATGGGATCACGTTAACATTCCGGCCATCGAGGACGATCGCTCATTTTGGCCCGAGCAATTCCCCCTGGACGACCTGCGCCGCATGGAAAGCACGGACGCTTACCGATTCGCGGGCCAATATATGCAGAACCCGGCCCCCATCGGCGGCGGCATCTTCAAAGACGAGTGGTGGCGTTATTACCAGGTCGCCCCCGCGCTGGAATACCGCACCATTTACGCCGACACGGCCATGAAGACCAAAGAACAGAACGACTATTCGGTCTTTGAGTGCTGGGGCAAGACCAAAGAAGGCAAGGCGGTGATTTTGGACATGGTTCGCGGCAAGTGGGAAGCGCCCGAGCTTTTGATTCAGGCCCGTGCCTTTTGGGCAAAGCACCGCGCCACGGAAAACGGCACTCTGCGAGCGATGAAGGTTGAGGACAAGGCATCCGGCACAGGGTTGATCCAGACCCTCAAGCGCGAGGGTGTGCCCGTTATCCCAATCCAGCGCAACACCGACAAAGTGACCCGCGCCATGGACGTCGCCCCGCAGATCCAGGCCGGAAACGTGCTTTTGCCGCAGTCCGCGCCTTGGCTGTCCGACCTGCTGGCCGAGGCGAGCGTATTCCCGAATGGCGCTCACGACGACCAGCTTGACCCTCTTATGGACGCCATCTCGGATATGCTCAACCCACAGGCCAAGCGCGACATCGTTATGGAATTTTTGTAATCCGTCCTAAAATGCCGCAAAACCCGAGGATTGCCCAATGACAGCACCAACGCTCAAAGTCAGCGAATTGAACAACGCAGCCGAGTTGACCGGCAATGAACTTGTCATGGTTGTGCAGGGTGGCGTGTCTGTCAAAGTCGCCGCCAGCAAATTTATGCCGCTGACCACCGTCGTCAATCTGACCGGCTCGCAGATCAACAAAGGGCAGGTCGTTTACGTCACCGGCTCGCAAGGCACGCGCATGACCGTGGCGCTGGCGCTGGGCAACGCCGATTCAACATCGGCAACCATCCTTGGCGTGGCGCTAACCAACATCGCAAACAACGCTGAGGGCTTCATCGCCACCAGCGGCCTGGAAGTGACCGGAATCAGCACAGCGGGCTACCTGGACGGCGACGTGCTTTGGCTTTCCCCAACGGTGGCTGGTGGCATCACCAAGGTCAAACCTGTCGCGCCTCAGCATTTGGTCATGATTGGCTACGTCGTCAAAGGTGGGTCTGCTGGTGGCGGCATCATCCACATTCACACCCAAAACGGCTACGAACTGGACGAGTTGCATGATGTCAAAATCACATCGGTGGCCGCAAAGCAGATCCTGACGCGCAGCTCAGACAACACAGTCTGGGAAAACTCCAGCGTCTTGCCATTGCCCAACACGACCGCACCGGCCACGCCTACCGGCGGCGGCGTCTTGTACGTCGAGGGCGGCGCACTCAAATTTAAAGGCTCAAGCGGCACGGTCACTGTCGTCGCTCCAGCATAAGGGGAAAGCATGACAGCAGAATACGACATCACCATTCGCCAGGGCTCGACCTTCCTGCAAAGCCTAATTTGGAAGGACTCGTCAGGCGTGCCGGTCAACCTCACCGGCTACGTGGCCAGGATGCAAGTCCGCCCAGGCGTTTGCAGCCCAGATGTCATTGTGGAGCTGACCACCGCCAATGGCCGTATCACGCTTGGCGGCTTGGCTGGAACAATCACCCTTGAGATCCCGGCCACCGTTACAGCCGCCATCACCGACGGATGTGGCGTTTACGACTTGGAGCTTGAAGCCTCAGACGGCACCGTGACCGCGATCTTGGCTGGCGCTGTCACATTTGAGCGCGAGGTCACTCGATGACCGATCAAGTCGTTATCACCGAAGACGGCACGGTCATCATTACCGAGCAGCAGACGCAGATCATTGAGGTGGTCAGCGCTGGGCCGCAAGGGCCGGAAGGCCAGAGCATCACCAGCGTGGTGGACAACGGCGACGGCACGCTGACTGTTTACTATGGCGATGGGCAATCAGTCATCACCAGCGACCTGACCGGCCCCACTGGCCCGCAAGGCGCGACCGGCCCGCAGGGAATCCAAGGGCCGCAAGGCATCCAGGGCGCGACAGGGCCAAAGGGCGACACGGGCGACACCGGCCCGCAGGGTTTGACTGGCCCACAAGGGCCGCAAGGGCCGCAAGGCATTCAGGGTTTAACCGGCGCAACTGGCCCACAGGGCCCGCAGGGCATCCAAGGCGAAACTGGCCCAACCGGCCCACAAGGCCCTCAGGGAATACAAGGCCCGACCGGCGCAACTGGAGCGACGGGGGCAACAGGCCCAGGCGTTGCAATTGGTGGATCAACCGGCCAAGCATTGGTCAAAGCCAGCGGCACAGATTACGACACCACATGGGCGACCGTCACAACGCCGACCAACGCGCAGACGCTGACCAATAAAACGATCACTGACATCGTTTATGCGATCACCGATGGCGCAAGCGTTGACATCAACCCAGCCAACGGTCTGGTGCAAACGTGGACGCTTGGCGCATCGCGCACGCCAGCAACGCCAACGGCATTTGCAACAGGTCAGGCAGTGATCTTGGTCATCACCGCTGGCGCATACACCATCACATGGACAAACCTTGCCGTCTCATGGACAAAGCAGGGCGGCGGCGGTACAGCCCCAACACTCAGCACGACCGGAAAGACGACCATCATCTTGTGGAAGGTCGGCACGACTATGTTTGGCTCTCACCTGGGTGACGCATGACGCTCAAATCAGCCCTGCTTGCAGCTTGTGGCGTGTCTGCTGGCGCACCTCCGGCCGCAACCGACCCGTATTTCCGCAACGTTTCACTGCTCCTGAACGACACAGGAACCAACGGTGCTCAGAACAACACGTTTGTCGACAGCAGCACCAACAACTTCACGATCACACGCACAGGTACGCCTACGCAGGGCAGCTTCAGTCCTTATGGGGATTTGTGGAGTAACAACTTCAACGGAAGCACAG